CGTTGCGACTGTGCTATACTCGTTGGTGTTTGTATCGCAGCCAATGGAGGGGCAGTCCCCTAACGACGCTGAGTTTTTTAAGTTGATCAACCCGATAGCGACGTTCATTGTCGGCGCGTTGGCAGGATTGATGGCTGGGCAGGGCAGCGGCCCTATGAAGAAAAAGGATAAAGAAGATGAACTTCCTAAATAGTTTTGAAAGCAGACAAGACGGCGTCAACGATACCGTTGAGTTTGTCATCCGCGTTGCCATCGTCACGCTGTCTGCGGTTATCCTTGTCGTTGTGCTGGCGCTTGTCGCCGGCCTGTTCATGCCGAACGATGTCGTGGACAGCACTGCCATCCTTGAGATGATTAACCCTGCGTTCCAGACCATCATCGGCGCGCTTGTCGGGCTGCTCGGCGGCCTGAGCCTCAACGCTAATGCGCGTGACAAAGCAGAGCCTGAGCCAGAAGCGCCTGCACCGGAACCAGAAGCACCGCTTGAACTGACACCGGCGATGGTACCAACGGTGGATGATGACGATGATGATGACGATATGGCCCCGTGGGAGAAGTACCGTAACGACCTGCGCTATGACGCCAATGGCGATGGTGTAGTTGATGAGGCTGATTTCCCTGACTGGCGCAACCCAGCAACGTAATGGCAGGCGATCTCTCCACCGTTGAACTGATTGGCCAGCTTTGGCCTATTGTTCTTGCGTTCATTACGCTGACCATCATCCTTGCTAAGATGGATGTGCGGCTCGCTGTGGTTGAGGAAAAGATCAAGACGCTCTTTGAGCTATGGAATAATCGGAAGGACGATAAATGAGCCTGATTAACCTTCAACAGAAAATAGGAGTAACCGCAGATGGCGCGTTCGGCCCGGGCACATTTAAGGCGGCTGCGGCTTATTATAAGCTATCACCTAATCGTGCAGCGCATTTCTTTGCTCAAACAGCGCATGAAAGCGGCGGCTTCAAGGCTTTTAGCGAGAACTTGAACTACGGCGCCAAGGGTCTGCGCGGCATCTTCCGCAAATACTTCCCGACCGACGCACTGGCACGCGCTTACGAGCGCAAGCCTGCAAAGATTGCCAACCGCGTTTACGGCAACCGCATGGGTAATGGCCCTGAAAGCAGCGGCGAGGGTTTCGCTTTTCGCGGCAGAGGAGCCTTGCAACTCACTGGAAAATTTAACTATTCTGAGTTTGCTAAGTATGTGAACCGCCCAGACGTGATGACGAACCCAGACCTTGTAGCTACCGAACTGGCCTTTGAAAGTGCGCTTTGGTTCTTTGACAAAAATAAGCTATGGTCCATCTGCGACCAAGGCATCAACGATGCTGCCATTCTGGCGCTAACGAAGCGGATCAACGGGGGCACACACGGCCTTGATGACCGCAAACTGAAAACCAAGAAGTACGCTGCTTGGTTGTAAGGAGAGTACCATGAACTTAAAGAACCTCATCACGAAGATCGCCGTAAAAGAAGTTACCGGCAAAATCATACCTATGGACAATGCGCCGAAGGCTGCCCTTGGTTGGAAAGCCAAGCTGGCTGGCGCGCTTGCCATCATCGGCGCAGCAGCTACTGCGCTGTCACAATATCTGGCTTAGGTTCGCCTAGCCATCATACGCCCGATCAGTATAACCATCGGGCCTAAGTCTTCTGGTGATTGCCCTGCACGTAGCATGGCAATCACCATTTCTAGCGCCTCAGCGGTCGCCGCTGCATGGTCTGTCATTTCTTTAGCCCTATCATAATCTCGACACGCTCCCGCGCTGTCCGCATGGCAGAGTAACGCTGATGCAACCGCCGGGCGATGGCTGGCCGCTTGTGCGTCTTCAGTTCAGCGTCCAGCGCCTGCTTTAGCTGCTCTTCCGTAAGGTCAGACAGCACGGCAATCATCGACCGCCAGTTTAGTTTACTCATTTTTCAGTTCCTCTAATGCTATGTCGGACACCGCACGCTTGTCGTGCAGCGCCGCCCATATGCGTTCGTCAATACTCTTTTCGGTCAGCATCACATAGACCCAGACATCCTTTGTCTGGCCGCTGCGATGCAGACGCCCGACCGTCTGTTCGTACAACTCCAGCGACCACGGCAGCGACAGGAAGACCATGTGGCATCCGCCGTGCTGTAGGTTCAGCCCGTGGCCTGCCGACTTAGGGTGGGCCAGCAGCAACTCTACCTCGCCTGCGTTCCAGCGTTCGATGACGTTGTCATCATCCATCGTCTGCGCGTGCGGGAAGCGGCGCTTTAGTTCTGCCAACTCTTCCTGATAGGTGTACGCAATGATAGTGTTGGCCCGCTGGTTCTCCGCCAGCAACTCTTCCAGCCGGTCAAACTTGTGGCTGCTGAACCAGATGGACGGCGTACCTGCGTCGCGGTTGTAGACAAAGCCAGACGCCATCTGTTGCAACTTGGTTGTCACCGCCGCTGCGTTCTGCGCTACAATCTGGTCATCACCAAAGCGCACGACGTACTCGCGCTTCATTTTTTCATATGGCGCGCGGTCTGTCAGCGCGACGCGCACCTCAGTGACATGGCATGGTGGCAGCTTGTCCTTGTACTCGCCCGGCTCCAGCACGAACGTCGCAGGGCGGATGCGCTGCATGACTTGCTCAAGCGCGCCACCTGCCGGAACCCATTGGCCAAAGTCGCGGTTGATGCAGATGAAATACTGTTGCAGGAACACACCCTTGGCACGGCCCAACAGCCCTTGGTCAATGATCTTGCACTGCCCAAAGACATCCTCAAGACCGTTCGACGTGAACGATCCGGTCAAGCCCCAGCGTATCTTGACAGATGTCAGCATCTTTTCCAGCGCCCTATAGCGTTTGCCGGACGGGTTCTTTAGCCGCGTCAGTTCGTCAAAAACAATGCCGTCAAAACTGGATAAGTCCTCTAGCTTATCTAGGTTGTCATAGTTAATGACCACCACACTGGCATCGCTCTGAAGTGCTGCGATGCGTTGCGACGGCGTGCCGACAGCAAGTGCAGGGGCGATGCCAGACCACTTCGGCGCTTCCACCGGCCACACGTCAGTGCAGACACGCTTGGGCGCTACCACTAGCCAGCGGTTGACGATGCCGTCGCGCAGCATCTCATCCATCGCCGTCAATGTAATAGCAGTCTTGCCAGCCCCGACAGGCGCAAGGATCATGGCGCGGTCACGTTCGTACAGGAACGTCGCCGCCTGCTCCTGATATGGCCTTAGCTGAAGCGTTTGAGCCATGCGTCTATATCTTCTACTGACCACAGACACGCATAGTGCTGCTTGGTGTGTGCCATCTCTTCTGAAAAGATACGCTGCAATGCAGACAGGCGTCCGTTAGGCTGCTTGATCTCTACAAACCAAGCCTCACCGTTAGGCATACAGGCTATGCGGTCGGCAACGCCTATCTGCGTAACGCTGCGAAACTTGTAGGCAAAACCGCCTAGCGCCCGCACACGCTTACAGAAATACCGCTCTATTTCTTTCTCAGTCATGAAAAAAGGCTACCACAAAATTTTTTGCATTTCAAGGCTTGCATCAAATTTTGTTGTGTGTATGGTGGGGGTCCAAACAGTAAAGTAAAGGAAAATAAAATGACTATAACTACCGATCTTGTTGGCCTCGGCTATATGCTTTCGATTCTGGCTGACAAAGCCAATCTTGTAGATTTATCGGACAGCACTCCGCTCAAAGACCAAAGGGCTACCGTAGAGGAGTTGGTAAACGCGTTAGACGATCTTGATACGCACGTGCATATTATTTACGAAAGATTGGCAGCGGCCCTAGAAAATGGAGCCGAATAATGCAACATAGTAAGATAGTCGGCGGCTCTACCGCCAAGCGCGTCATAGCCTGCCCCGGCAGCGTCGCGCTAGTGGACACCGTACCACCAAAGCCCAGCAGCAGCTACGCCGACGAAGGCACGCTTCTGCATGACACCATAGCGTCTGTATTAGAGAGCGACCTTGACCCTTACAGCACGGTCGGCACGACATACGCTGATAGCGTACTTACTGAAGCGTTGGTTGATGACAAGCTGATACCGGCGCTGCGTGCGCTGGACGAGATAGACCCCAAAGGGGAGATGGAATATGCTGTTGAGAGCAGGGTTGGCTTTGGTGATTTTCTGCCTGATGTTTTTGGTTCTACCGATCTTCTTGGTCGCATTGGTGATCGAGCAATTGTTTTGGATTGGAAATTTGGTGATGGGGTGGCTGTCGAAGCTACAGAGAACGCCCAATTACTCTTCTACGCTGCGGCTGCTAAACGCACGGCGGAAACGGCGTGGGCGTTTGACGGGGCTAAAGAAGTAGAACTGATCATCGTGCAGCCGCCGTTTGTTAAGCGGTGGGTAACAACGCTAGACCGCGTTGATGCGTTTGAGAAAGAACTTGCCGCTGCCGTCAAGATTGCCATGCGCCCTGATGCGCCGTTGGCGTCCGGCGACCATTGCAAGTGGTGCGCGGCCAAGCCTGTCTGCCCCGTTATGACGGGCGCTGTAGACCGCGCGCTGAAGGTCAAGGTCGATGCGCTGCCAATGGATCAGATAGCGTACTATCTGGAACAGGCGCCGTTGGTTGAGTCGTTTATTAAGGATTTGCAGCAGTTGGCGCATGGGCTTCTGGAAGACGGACATAAAGTCCCCGGCTGGAAGCTGGTCAACAAGCGTGCAATGCGGCAGTGGATAAATGAAGATAAGGCTGTAGCCTTCTTGTCCAGTGCGGGTGTAGACGCATGGGCTGAACCAAAGCCCTTGTCGCCTGCCCAAGCAGAAAAGGCTTTGAAGAAAGCCAATATAGAATTGCCAGCGGACTTAATTGTCGCTGTCTCCAGTGGTTCAACCCTTGCGCCGGAAAGTGATTCTCGGCCAGAGGTTTTACAAATCGGACAGATACTTGCAAAAGCTTTGTCCAAAATCCAGTAAACAGAAAAGGTACAATACAATGTCAAATATCATTAATTTTGGTGGCGCTAACTTGCCGTCCGTACAGTCTCTCTCCGACGCATTGCGTGCCCTCGAGGTCGATATTGGCCCAAGCGGGACAGTTATCATAAAAATGGACAAAACAGGCCATTGGGTTTTTGGTGCTAATCAGACCTTAGTCGAAGAAGGCAGCTTGTGGGCAGCTAACCCGTTCTCGTTTGTTCATGGCTATATTGCGTGGGGTGTCGGCACAGTGTTGGCTGAAAAGCTAGTGTCAGTGTCAGAACCGCTGCCAGAGCTAGACCCGCCACCAGAAGGTGCCGAACGCGGTTGGGAAATGCAAGTTGGTATGGTGCTGGTTTGCTTAAACGGACGAGACAAAGGTTTGCAGGCGCGCTACACGGCTACATCAGTTGGTGGCAAACGCGGGGTGCGGGTTTTGGGGCTTGCCGTCAAGAGTCGGGTTGATACAGGCGCGGCTAATCCAGTGCCCTTGATTGACTTAAAGTCCGACTCTTATATGCACAAAAAGTATGGCAAAGTTATAACGCCTATTTTTGATATTGTTGATTGGGTGTCTCTGGATGCTGAGTCGCTTGATGATTTGGACGATGCAGAGTTGGAAGTCGCTGCTGAACCTGAAGCTGCTGATATTGCGCGTCGCCGACGCCGCGTAGTATAACAGGGTGCGAAAGCCGGGGCGTATCCACCATGCCCCGGCGAGTAGCAGAAGAGTGAGAACTTCATGACTAAATTATGGGTAGACTTTGAAACGCGCAGCCGTTGCGACCTTCGCAGCCGCGGCGTGTACAATTACGCGCAGGACACCAGCACCGACGTGCTGTGTATGTCATACGCATTTGATGACGAAGACGTGCGGACGTGGCTACCCAGTGAGCCTTTCCCGCAAGCCGTTAAAGATCACACAGGGCTAGTGTACGCGCACAACGCAGCGTTTGAGCGCCTGATATTCTGGTATGTCCTTCAGGTCGAGTTCAAGCTGGAGCAGTTCTACTGCACCGCAACCCAAGCCCGCGCCAATTGCGCGCCGGGTAGCCTTGAGGACGTAGGCCGCTTTGCAGGTTCGTCGATGAAGAAAGACCACCGCGGCGGACAACTGATCCGCGCGCTGTCCATCCCGCAAGCAGACGGCGAGTTTCGCCAAGATGCAAAGCTGATGCAGGAGATGGTTGACTATTGCGAACAGGACGTGCGGGCCATGCGTTCTATAGCGCAGGCGCAGCGTCCGCTGTCCGACGAAGAGTTGGCTGACTATCATGTCAACGAACGCATCAACGACCGCGGCGTGTTGCTTGACAGGTCGCTGGCGCTGGCAGCCGTGCGCTACGCTGAAGCTGAACTGGCGGAGATACAAGACATCGTCGCAGAGGTGACGCATGGCGAGATCAAGTCTGTCCGCAGCCCAAAGATGAAGAAGTGGGTGTTAGACAGGGTAGGGCCGCAAGCACTTGAACTGGCTACCATTTACAAGGATGGCGAACCTAAGCTATCCATTGACAAGAACGTGCGGGCTAACTTGCTCACGTTGGCAGGGGAAAATCCAGATGAAGTACCATCGGAAGTTGCGGAAGTCATCCAGTGCGCGGACGATTTGTGGGCATCGTCCGTTGCGAAGTTCCAACGTGCAGCGGCGCTTGCTGATGCGGAAGATTTTCGAATTAGAGGGGCGTTCGTATTTTCTGGAGGCAGTGCTACTGGGCGCGCTTCATCGTTTGGGCTTCAGGTCCATAACTTCCCAAGAAAGTGCGCCGCAGACCCTGCATTAGTCAGGCAGGCTATGGTGCGCGGGCACAGGATTGTCCCTGATCATGGCCGCCGCGTAACAGATGTGCTGAAAGGTATGCTGCGCCCGTCACTAATGGCTGACAGAGGCAAGCGTCTTGTCGTTGCCGATTGGGCAGCCATCGAAGCGCGGGTGACGCCGTGGGCATCCAACAGCACCTTTGGCGCGAACAAGCTGGACATCTTTGCCAAGGGTGAGGATGTCTACAAGCACAACGCTATGTCTACCTTCCATGTCGGCTATGATGACGTTGACAAAGACCAACGCCAGATTGGTAAGGTGCAAGAGTTAGCCTGTGGCTTTGCCGGCGGCGTCGGTGCGTTCGCCAGCATGGGCCGCATCTACGGTTTGCTGATGTCAGAGAGCGACGCAAAGCGCATGGTTGACGCATGGCGCAGGGCTAATAAGTGGGCCGTGCCGTACTGGTCTGGCCTTGAAGACACTTATATGCGCGCCATGCGTAACAAGGGCCGCGAGTTCAGCGTAGGGCGCATCACATATTTATTTGACGGACTGCATCTTTGGTATGCGCTTCCGTCTGGACGTGTGTTATGTTATCCTTTCGCCCGTTTCAACGAGGAAGGCGACCTGACCTACGCGAAGGCTTCTTGGAAGCCCGCCGCTGATGCAAAGGAGTGGCCTAGGGCGCGGCTATGGCGCGGTTTGGCGTGTGAGAACATCACGCAGGCTGTCGCTAATGACTTGCTGCGCTACGCCTTGCGCCGGCTGGACGATGTAGTCTTGCACATCCACGATGAAATCGTCTTGGAAGTGCCAGAAGCAGATGCAGAGGCCGCAGCAGCGCGGCTGGTGCAGGTTATGTGTGAGCCGCCACCGTGGGCAACAGGGCTACCCCTGAACGCTGAAGTGGCAATTATGGACCGTTATGGCAAATGAGGAGCAAGCGATGAGTGAGGATCGCCAAAAGTTTATAGACTACATAGTGGGGTTAGCCGCTGATACAGTGGGCGAGACAGCTTTGTTAGTGCGTCAGAAGCCCACACGCGGCGTGGACGGCAACCTAATCTATCATGCAGACGGTGCGCCAAAGGCGACGTTCCCTGCGTTCCTGCCTGAAAGGGCGCGCATCAAGGACGATGAGGCATGGTACGTCAACACAGGCTCGTTTATCGTTGACCGCTTTGTAGACGGCAAGCCGGCTGCTAAGTCCAGCAACGTCGAGTTCGTCCTGTTTATGATGCTGGATGACATCGGCACAAAGTCGAAGACACCGCCGCTTGACCCGACATGGATACTGGAGACTAGCGAAGGTTCGTTCCAGTGGGGCTATGCGTTTAACGAGCAACCAAAGAAAGGCGACTTTTGCGCTGCCGTCAAGGCCATCGCGGACGCGGGTTACACTGATCCGGGCGCGACCAACGCTGTCCGTAACTGTCGCATTCCCGGCAGCATTAACCTGAAAAGCGGGCGCGGCAACTTCCCTGCACGGCTGGTCGAGTTCCATCCAGAGCGTGAATACACGCTGGAGCAAATCTGCGAGGCGCTAGACGTTACGCCGGAAGAAGGCAACACAGCAGAGTTTAAGGTCGTGCAGTTACGCGACACTGGACTCGACAACGTCCTGACATGGCTCAACCAAAACAATCTAGTCCTTAGCGTGCCTAACGCTGACGGCTGGTGCGCCATCGTCTGCCCTAACCATCTGGAACACAGCGACGGCGTAATTGAGGCGCGCTACAAGCCGCTCGACCGCTCGTTCTGCTGCTATCATGGTCACTGCCAAGACTTAGACAGCCGCACGTTTCTTGATTGGGTAGCCAACGAGGGCGGCCCGAAGGTAACGCCCGGATTGCGTGACGAACTAATTGCTGAACACATGGCGTCAATGATGGATAAGATTTCGCCTACGGAAGCTTTTCCTGATGAGGCGGCAGCGCGCGTGCGTGAGGTCGAAAAGAAAGAAGCAGGGCGGCTGGAACAAAACGAATGGTTTGAGCGTTTCGCTTACATACAGTCTGATGACTGCTACTTTGACATGGTCACCCGTCAAGAGATAGCGCGTAACGTCTTCAACGCCCTGTTCCGTCACGTTGACTGTCGCTCCATCCACAAGAAGACGCAGCGCGTGCAATCGTCCATCTATTTTGATGAGCGGCGGCAGGATCGCGGTGCGCCAGCGTTGGCAGCCGTGACGTTTGCCGCCGGCGATGACGTGTTGGTGACCCGCGACGGGTTGGTCTACGGCAACAGGTGGACAAATGCGCGGCCTGACGTAGCGTTAAGCGATACAATCGCAGATCACGATGTCGAACCTTGGTTAGCGCATTGCCGCAATCTGATTGGGGATGATAAAGAGTTAGACCACATCTTTGACGCTATGGCGTTTAAGATACAGCACCCCAACATCAAGATTAACCATGCCATCCTGATCGGCGGCGATGAAGGCGCGGGCAAGGATACTATGTTCCAGCCGTTCCTTTGGGCGCTTGGCGGTAAGCACTGGCGCAACAGGTCGGTCATTGAAGCTGGCGGGTTGGACAGTCAGTGGGGCTATGCGCTTGAGGCTGAGGTTGTCATCTTAAACGAGTTGAAGGAACCAGAGGCAAGAGAGCGCCGCGCTATGGCTAACAAGCTAAAGCCGCTCATCGCTGCGCCACCTGAAACGCTGTCGGTCAATCGTAAGGGGATGCACCCCTATGAGTTGGTTAACCGCTTGATGGTGGTTGCGTACACGAATGACCCGCTGCCGATTACGCTGCCTACGCAGGATCGTCGGTGGTTCTGCGTCTGGACACACGCGCCGCGCATGACAGTGCCCGCAGCTAAGGCTTTATGGGGCTGGTACAAGGCAGGCGGCTACGAGAAGTGCGCCGCTTGGCTGCACCAGCGCGACGTGTCTGCGTTCAACCCTGCGGCTGCGCCACCAGTGACCGAATGGAAGCTAAACATGGTCGAGCATGGCATGAGCGTAGCCGAAAGCTATCTGGTGGACATGATGCGGACAAAGTCTGGTGTGTTTGCTGATGGTGTCATTGGTGGGCCGTTCCATCGTATCTGTGATGCGCTGGTAGTTAACGTGCCCGCTGGGGTTAAAGTTCCGCCGGCTGCGTTGCTTCATGCGTTGAAGGAAGCTGGCTGGGTTGACATAGGCCGTGTTCATTCTGTGGAGTACCCCACAAAGAAACATATCTTTGCCGCGCCTGACGCGCTCCAGAAGCATAGCAAGTCAGAGTTGCGCCGCATGGCGGAACAGCTACCTAAGAACAACACGTTTTCAAATCTCGGTAGGAATTGACAACCATTTGGTTGCAGTGATATACTGACAGTGTTGGTAATGCTCTACTAACCCTCTTGGTGTCGCTTTGCTGACCCTTTTAAGCCGCCGGTGTCTCACTCCACCGGCGGCTTTTTAGTTATTCGTCATTCAATGCTTCTTCGGCGTCTACGATCAACTCGCATGGCGGGTAGCGCAGATTGCTGACTTCGATGTCAGTTATTATACCCTTGAAAGCCAGATGCTCCATCAGGCGATAGGCCAGCGTAGCTTCGGCGCGTAGGTCGTAATCTTCAAAGGCGTCTATTTCTTCTTCAGTCATCGTTCTTATTCCTTATCTCCAGCCCACGCGCTTTCAATGCGGCGTTAAGCGGTTCCATACCTACGGTGTTGCCTGTGGCTTCTATCCATGCCTCCACCAGCGGGTCAGCCTCGATGACAAATCGGCGAAGGACGGCCACAGGTAAATCCCTGTCCGTTACGTCCTCTATCGCATAACTTACCTTCTGCCTAAAGGCTTCATGCTGTTCGATGGCGCGGCATAGTTCAGTAAACGCCGCCGATGATGATAAATACCCGCGCATTTGCGCCAATGTCTTGCTGGGGTGCCAATCGCACCGCTTCGCAGCTTCTTTTAGCACCCAATCTGGTATGTCGATCATTCTGGGGTCCAATCTTTAGGGTAGGGGACTGACTTGTAACTGGTTCTGTAAAGTCTGCCGTTTTCGTCGTAATGCGCGGTCACTGTCGAGCCGTCATCGTTCAGGACAACGGCAAGGTCGCCAAGCAGATGCAATGGTCGCCCTGTCTTGGGGTCCATTCGATATTTTATTTCTTTGGTCATTTCTTTTCCTCAATCCAAAAGTGATGCACCATGTAATGCGTAGCGGTTTCATCTGTCACTCTATCGCCTATCCCGCCGCTTGCGTTGGTTAAGTGGTTGGTGAAGGTGTTGGGGTCTTTAGCTGACCGCACTGCTGGAATGCGTGTCAGTTTCATATATCCATTTTGGTCGGTCATTTGCGTAACAGCCCTTCCAGTTCGCGGATCGCCCATTGGATGCCTTGGATTTCTACGCCCATGTCATGCAAGCCGTGTGCGTCCTTGGCGTGTAGAAACACTTCGGACATATCCCAGCACACCCGCTCGCGTTTGCGTAATGCTTCAATGCGTTCTTTAATCATGTCATCTCATCCTTGTTATGGTGGTCAAACCATCCTTAGTCCGACAAATAAAATGTTTATCGTGCCGCTGCCCATACTGGCTAGCGTTCCGGCTAGTCCGCTTTGCATCACCCTTGTTAATGGCTGGCATGGTCGCGCTATCGCCTACAGCCATAGTGCCCATTGGGTAGAACATCGGTCGGCTCACGTTATCAGTCCCCGCGCAATACAGGCTTGGCGCAGATGCTCAGGCCGCACGCCCCACAGCTTATGTGTGTTGCCGTAGTCCTGACAAACGAGCGACAGATAATTTTCCTGCTGACGCAGCTTTGCCTTGATGCGGTCATGCTCTTTTATAGCTTTCGCCGCTGTGCGTAGCACGCGCATTTGGTCTTTGGTGTCGAGATTGCTCATATTACAATTCCAATGTTATGACGGGTTTTGCCCGCTTGTCGTTTAGTCGTTCCATCCAATAGGTTTGTTCGTCACCAAATGACCGTGCTGCATGATATTTGAACAGCGCAACGGCGAGGTCATCATATCCCTTCCACTTGTGCGTTACGATCAGCGGCGAGGGCATCATGGCCTCTAGGTTGGTGCGTGTCGGGCGCTCTTTAGCCTTTGCCACAGCGTCTAAGTCGCGCAACGTCAGGTTAAGGTCAAACTCGCGGTTTATGTGCTGCATAACGGCGGTTCTGTCGGTGATGTAGCCGCAGAGGTGCTTGATGCGCTTTCTAACAGCGTGTTCCATCAGCTTCTAATCCGCTTGACGTATTTGCCCGACTTAGGGTCGCGCATGACTGCGTTGCGCTTCCAGTGCAGCAATTCCTTTGTGTCGCGCACCCATGCGTTGCGGAACCAACTGTATTGCCGGTGCGTGTCCCACAGGATAGCGAGCGTTGCGGCTTGTGCTGCTAACAGCACTGCGATTGTCATGTATTCAGGTGTCATTGGTTAATCCTCTAAAATAAGTGTTAATAGAAAAAGTGCTGCGCCAGCGATTAGCGCAGTCATTCTGCCATATCGTCGCGCAGGGCGTTATTCTCAGCGACTAGGCGGTCGTATAGTATCTGCAATTGCTCTAGCTGCTCTTGCGCGTCTGTTAGCGTTGCCAGACGTTCTGCCAGCACGATTGCCAGTTCGTCCATGCTGTCGCGGCCTTCATTGATAAGGCTGTCATCGTCTAACATCCGGAGATAGTTGCGATCATTAGTCATGGTTCAGTTTCCTTTTGCTTTGTTGATTGCTTCAAATGCGTTATCTAACGCGCTTCTAAAACTGTCGGTTCGATACTCTGACGGCATATCTTCGTCGGCCTCACAGGCTAGCCATGTCAACGCTTGCAGCATCTCGCTGTGGCTGTCTTTCATCGCCAAAATCGCGGTTAGGTTCTCGACGCTATCGTCGTACAGTTCGCCCTCATTGTTTACGGCGTTGCCCATCAGCACGCATTTGTTGCTTTGGATTAGCTCGCGCACGGTGCGGAATATGTCGTTAGTCATTGCTCAGTCTCCAGTTAACGTAAGATAAATAGCGGTTAGTGATAAAGCCAATACCGCCAGAAAAGCGCATATGGCGATTATGTGCGGAATCATGCGCTTGCCGTTGCGTTGAAGTGCTGCAACCATTGCAGCGCGGTGTAGATAACAACGTCTGGCATCGCGCTGTTGGCGATTGTCTCAACATAGTCACGGCTCCAAGTCTCAATGACAGGTGTACCGTTATCGACGATGATCCAGCTATTGCAGCGGTCGCATAGTTCGGGGACGTTTATCATGTTATGCACCCCCGTCTAACTTGTGGCGGATGTCGGCGACTGTTTCGGCGTAGAAGCCAATAACACCGGGCAGCAAGTCTGCACTGTCATCAAGGTCATCGACAAGGCGGGCAGCATAGGCGCGGCCCGGTGTGTCGGTGCAAGTGCGGCGGATAGTCCAGCGGCGATTTGCGATGTCTACATAATCAATCATAATGTCTCACTCCATTGCGTTGTTGATGCCCTCTTATCTACCCTCTTACATATGCTGTCAACAACAAAATGTGTTGCAGATAAAAAAAGATTTTAGGTTAATAATTTCTGGGTCATGTTTTTTGCAGAATGACCCAGTGATGACCCAGAAATTGCCTAGTTTTTAGATGCAAATAAATCTGTGGAAAATGGCGTGGTGAAAACTGGGTCAACTGGGTAGCAAACTGGGTAGTGGAAAACACCTAAATGACCCAGTGAAAAATGGCTCATTTGCACAGGTTGTGGAGAGTTCTGGGTAATATGGGTCATTATATTGTATTTAGCTAAGAAGAAAAAATAGAGAGGTATATAGATACCTGCGTTTTTAAAACTGAGTTAAAAACAGATGACCCAGATGACCCAGAACGCCCATGTAGTCGACTAACACAGTTTGAGGGTTGACGTTAACGTAACTCGGTTCGTCGGCGACTTGTTATGTCATGACCCAGAACGCCCAGTTGGTGTATTAATACACTAACACACTTAGCCAAATGGCAATGGGCCAACGCACCTAGCCTCAACTTATTACTGACACTGTTGTCAGTAACAGGGAAAGGTCAATTCTAATTCCAGCTAGAACATAACAAGAACGCTATTTGCTGCGTAGTTACGCGCACGCTAGCCGCGCACGCTAGCCGCGCACGCTAGGTTGCATTGCAAAATGTTTTTCCTGTTAGGGGGAGGGGGGAGGGCCGGTGCTGGGCCGCGTGTCAGTGTCAGGGTGCGTAAACAATTTTTTTATTTCTAAATGTTGCAAGCCAGACAATTTTTATTTTTTTTGCAATCCGGTTTGCAACACACTATAGTACGCCCAATGACTTTCTACTCAATGCCATTTACACCAGAGCGGATGCAGGCCACCGAGTCGCGGCTAGAGTCTATCTATGAAGCTGCGCGTTACGGATTAAAAGGTGACAGCCTTGCCTTGGCATCTGGTTTAACCCCCAAACAGTTCCGCGTGCTGGCGGATGCAGACCCGTTGGTGGAGATGGCTGAGATCAAAGGTCGGGCTGATGGCGAGATGACCGCGGCCAAGACCATGTACGAAGCGGCACGCGATGGTGACAGCAAGGCTGCGTTGGAGATACTCAAGCATCAACACGGCTGGGTAGCTAAGCAGCAGATCGACGTAAACATCGACCAACAGATAAGTATCACAGGCGCGCTAGAAAAAGCACAGACGCGCGTCATCGAAGGGCTGTACACTGAACTGCCCGCAATAGAGGAACAGACTCATGCCAGACAAATTGACACCGGAAGAGCAGGAAGTCTTGGACTACCACCGTCGCAACTTAGCGACAGGGATGTATCAGAAGAACGCTGACGGTAGCCTGACTACGTTCAAGGGCGCTGTCGTAGGTCTGCCGCAGGGCGAGACTCTGATACCGACATACTGGCATGGGCAAGAACGCGATGTCCCCTCGGCGGTGCGGTTGGCTATGAAGTCAGGCATTAAGTTCCCGTCGTACAAGACGCCAGAAGAAGCAATGTCACGCGAACAGACGATCCACAAGATGATGGAAAAAGACATAGCGGACTTTCAGAAGATTAAACGCTAATGCAAACGACGATATACTCAGCCCAAGACGAGATGGAGTTGATGGCAAGGTTGTGGAGCCCGGCGCTAAAAGATGACCCGCTAGCGTTCGTATTATATACATTCCCGTGGGGTCAGGCTGGCACGCCGCTGGAACACTTCCCCGGCCCGCGTAAATGGCAGCGTCAGATACTAGCTGACTTGCGTGACCACATCAAAGAGAACAACGGTAAGGTAGACTTCAGTACAGCGCGGCTGGCGATTGCGTCAGGCCGCGGTATTGGCAAGTCGGCGCTGGTGTCATGGCTAACCATCTGGATGCTATCGTCACGCATCGGCAGCACTACCATCGTGTCGGCAAACTCCGAGGCGCAGTTGCGGTCCGTAACATGGGCAGAAATAACCAAGTGGCTGGCGATGAGTCTCAACAGTCACTGGTTCGAGATAGCTGCCACACGCATCATGCCAGCCAAGTGGCTGACGGAACTGGTCGAGCGTGACTTGAAAAAAGGTACGCGCTACTGGTCAGTCGAAGGCCGGCTTTGGTCCGAAGAAAACCCTGATGCATACGCTGGTGTCCACAACTTCGACGGTGTGATGCTGATATTTGATGAAGCCAGCGGTATACCCGACAGCATCTGGTCGGTGAGCGATGGGTTCTTCACAGAGAATACGCCGCATCGCTTCCATTTGGCGTTCTCCAACCCGCGGCGCAACACAGGCTATTTCTACGAAACGTTCCACAGCAAGCGGGCGTTCTGGTCAACGCGGGTCATTGATGCACGCGATGTCGAGGGTACAGACAAAAACCTGTACCAGCGCATTATCGATGAGTACGGCCCAGACAGCTACCAAGCCAGTGTCGAAGTGTACGGTAACTTCCCGTCAGAAGGTGACGATCAGTTCATCGGCAGCAATCTGGTCGATGACGCCATGAAGCGTGCGCCGGTCAAAGATACTAGCGCACCCATCGTCATAGGTGTGGACCCTGCACGCTTCGGGGCTGACGCTACGGTCATCGCCATACGGCAGGGCCGTGACATCCTAGAGTTGCGGAGGCACCGCGGCGCGGACACTATGGAAGTGGCAGGCCATGTCATCGACGCTATAGAGCAGTTCCAGCCGGCGCTGGTCTGCATCGACGAAGGTGGGCTAGGCGCAGGCGTCGTGGATAGGCTGAAGGAACAGCGGTACAAGATACGCGGCGTGAACTTCGGCAACAAGGCTAAGAACCAGACGATGTGGGGTAACAAGCGCGCAGAGATGTGGGGCGCCATGCGTGACTGGCTCAGGACGGGCCACATACCGAGTGACCGCTTCCTGAAGACAGACCTCATCAGCCCGCGCACCAAGCCTGACAGCCGAGGTACACTGTTCCTAGAAAGCAAGAAAGATATGAAGTCACGCGGGCTGGCCTCGCCAGACGCAGCAGACGCCATAGCGGTCACGTTCGCATTTCCTGTAGCATCTACTGATCCGCGTCTGACACGCGTTGACAAGCACCGCACAAGAGGCTATTCTCCCGCA